GGACGGGGCCGCCCCATTCGGGGACCTCGACGACCTCGTAAGTACGGTCGTCCTTGCCGAGAATCTCGTCACGGTTGAGAAGTGCCATTGTGTCGCAGACCATCCTTCGCGCGCGCGGGCTGACGAATATTGAAAGCGGGCGGCGCAAGCCCGCGACGTGTTACGCCGCCCGACAAGCGCACATTCTAGCCCCTAGCGGGCAATCCTGTCCGCCGCCGCCTGAAGCGCATTCACTAGCCCTTCGCGCGCCATCGGTTCGGCCTCGTTCATACTGTCCGTGAACCATGAAAACGTGCCGCGTTGAACCACCCAGCGGTCACGATGCCCGAAAACAGGGTGCCGCCAACCACGCGAACCGTCGTCCAGGCCGCGCGGAATAATCGCCTCGTCCCGCTGTGGCATCGACGTATTCACCACCACGCCGTCGGCAGTCTCCGTGACGCCCACGCCGTACGACACGGCCGCGCGCAACCCGGTGTGCTTCGGCCCGTATGTCGGCTCCAACAACACCTGCGCCGCCGCCTGGGTGGAAAGCACGTCTGCGACTTCCCGAAGGACCCTGAGGAACTCTTCGGGAAGCCGCAAACTCTCTTCACCGATACGCGAAGAGATCCGGCCGAGCTGGTCAACGTCCCCGCCGACATTGAGTCTCAGCCGGGCATCCATTACGAGGTCGCCCGCGAAATGCCGCTGCGCTGGGTCGGGAAGGTCACCTTCGTGTCCGAAAGCTCCCCGACCTTACCCGAAAGCGGCATGTACTCGAAAAGGACGCACGTCGCCGAGTACAGCGGGTTGGTCACCGAAACCGCCGCGTTGGTCGGCTTGACCGTCACGGTGAACTCGGTTTCGTTGTTGTACAGCGGGTACAGGGTCGCGTCAACCTCAGCCGCCGCGAAGTCCTGCTGGAAAGTCACGACGAACTGGTCGGACTTCAGGCCCGCAACCTGCTCGCTACCGCCACCGGAAAAGTTCGTGGTGTCGATCGACTTCTTCTTCAGGTTGACTTCGACCGAAGAGATGTGGTCTGAGAAGTCAACGCCGTTGACGGTCGTAACGCAGTTGCGCAGAACGAGTTTAGCCATGGCTTAAGCACCTTCCTCTATAGCTTCGGGCGCCTGCCCGGCTTCTGCTGTCTCCTCAACCGCGGGTGCGGAAGATTCGCTTACCTCGGGTTCCGGCGGTTCCGCCGGTGCCAGGTGCCCGACCTCGACGAGGTGGGCGAGCTCACCCTCAAGGAGCGTGAGCTCAACCGTCTGTCCCGGCTGTGCGCCATGCACGGGCCGGGGGCCGACAACCTTGAACGAGCCGCTGACCGTCTTCACCGACCGGTCCGGCTGTTGCGCCTTATGCGCACGCTGAGCCACAAGGGACATGCCCAAAACCTCAATTCGCTGTCCAGAGATGCGCGCGGATGAGGCGCCCTGACGGATTGGTAAAACCGAATATGAGAGCCCAGATGTCTGTATCTGGGTTGTAGTCCAGGTAGCAGCCAACCGGGACAACGTTTTCGGAGTTATGCCCGTACGCGCTCGTGGGGGTGCACGAATAATGCCCCGCGTAGAAGCCGTATTCATCGGCGGGCTCAGCCCACCCGCCGTAGAGCTTGGGTACGGCGCCGCCGGGCAACGCAAGCCCTGTCCAGCACACACCGGCATCGTCGGTCTTGGCGGTATTGCCCCTAGTCCACGTGATGGTAGGTGCTGTCACTAGTTCACCACCGCAACATATACGCTAACGCCGGTGACGCCACCAGTGCCGGTGACCGCAATGTGCGCGTAGCCGGTGCCGTCGTCGTAACTCTTGCGAAGCGGGATCTTCACGAACCCGGTAGTGGCAGGAAGCGATACGACGTGCGGGGACTGGGTGTCACCGTTGTCTGAAACGTCGTACGAGGTGATCGTGAGCGTCTTGATGTTTGCATCCGTGTTCTTGTACGCCACGAACGTGTTGTGCCCACTACCGATGGGGGCCAGGTCGGCAGCGCTAGCGGCCACGTAAGTCGGCTCCGTGCCAGCGTCGACAATGGTGCTCAGGGCAAGAGTTGCCATATCAATCTCCTTCTAGTTGAACCGGCGTGGCTCATGCCCGGCCGTCCGTTATGACTCTCACCTGAAGGACGGCGCCCACAAGGTGAACCTTCGAGTTCTCAAACCGCCCCCCATACCCCACCATGCGCTGAACCGTCGCATCCGTCTCCCGCAAACCGAGATCCGCATGATCGTTCAACGCCCGGGGAATACTGTCCGCGCCGGCGCCCGTGACGAAAGCATCAAGCTGCTTCTGACCTAGCGACGTATCGGCGCGAGAGCACAGCACGTACAGGTTGAAATCCCACACGTCCATGCCCCGCGCGAACGCCCCCGTATAATCCGCCGCCATCGGCTCAACAATCACCGCGGGCAGGTTCACCAGATCAGCAACCGTGTCATACACGAACAACGTGCTGTCCGTGTAACTTGCAATCGTTTTCTTCAGCGCAGTCCTGATATTCGACAGGGAAGCCACCAGGTCACCCCACCAGAACCGCGCTGCGCCGGTAAGGCTGCAACTTCGACACCGCGAGCTTACTGTCAGTCACCTTCAGGACCGTGCCGAACTGATCAGTGCCAGCTACCCCGAAGGGGGCATCCTTTGCTTTGAACGTCAGCGACGCCATCAGTAGGCACGCCTGATGAACCGGGGACGGAACCGCCGCCCAACCCCACTGCGCCGTCAGTTGCACCGTTCCGCGCCGGCGGAACGGCACGATCGGGAACCACAAGCCGGACGTCGAATGAATCTCGTTGTACGGCCAGCCGGGCTGCCCCGACGAGATCCCGTTGTACGGAAGAACCTCGTAGTCCGAAGTCACCCACGTGTTAACGAAACTGCCCACGCCCGACGGGTCCGTCTGCAACACCATGTTGGTCTGCGTCCAGAAGTCGTCAACTGTGATGTCCCGGATACTCGACGGCTCGAAGACCCGCGGCGTCGCCGTTGCCTGCTGGTTGAACTGCCGGTCGCAATAGCGTTCAATCTCCCGAGACGTCGACGTCAACGCGAAGTTCAACTGCTCGTCGTACATCGACGTGTCCGCCGGGGCGTTCGAGCCGAAAAGGTAATCCTTCAGCTCCGCGAGACTCGCGTAATTGTCGCCGATAGCCATCGGTTAGCCGCCAATCAGAACCGTGATGCCATAAGTGATACTGACGCCGTTGCCGTGGGTGGCCGTCACCTGGAAAACGGGCGGAACCATGTCTTGCGCCGTGACGTTGGCGCTCGCGGGCAAGTTCGGATGCACCCTAAGCACGACAACACCGGTGGCTGCCAGGGCCGCCGACGTGAGAATCGTGTAGGCGGCGCCGGTATTCGGATCTACGCCCTCGATCTTCACCGTCAACGTCCCCGTTGCCGTCAAGGCCGTCACGTTGACGAGCACAATCAGACCGTCACGGTCAAGACCGTTGCAATCGAAGTTGAACTGCTGCACGTTCGGCGTCGCAGTGCGCGCAGCCAGTGGAAACACTGGTACGACGCGCGAACCCTGCCCCGGCCGGATAAGGTCAGTAGTCATCAGCTCGCACCGCCTAGCGTCAGTTCGTGTTGGCCTCGACGTGTTGTCGTCTCGACCTCGTAATCAAGCTCTATGGGACAGAAAAGCAACTCGCGCCCCTCAAGGATCGGATGTCCCGCACGAACGGTAGCTCCCTTGGGGACATATCCGCCATTGTGGAAAAACGCCTGGTTAGCAACCAGTATCGTATCGTCCTTGGCTCTGGCCATTTCAGATGATCCTCCCGACGGCAATAGTCGCCGTCACCGTCGGAGACGAACCGCCCTCGTTGGACACGCCATTGAGATCTGTCGCCGGACCAGCACCAACGGACGTCACTGAATTCAAAGCGACGAACGGAAGAATTGACTGCACTTTACTTCCCCTTGCGATCGCGATCGACTGAGGGCGACTGGGGGGCCGACTTTTGATCGGCCCCCCAGTCGCAATTACCTATGAGGTGCGAATGACCAGCAGCTTGAATGCCGCGTCCACGAGGATCTTGGAGTTGTTCATCCAGATTGCATAGATGCCGCGCTGGCCAGTCGGGCGCGCGGTAGTCGGGTCGAACACTTGCGGAACGAGTTCCACATTCATCCCGATACGGTCGACGATCAGGAAGTTACTGAAATCGCCCAGCAGGGCGACCTTCGCACCCGCAGTCGAAATCAGCGCCGACATGTCGGAGACCTCGTACGACGGGTAGCCGAGCAGCTCACTCGGCTGACCTGCGCCGACGCGGACCCACAGCTGTGAACCGCCCGCCGTGTCGAACTGCCTGACCGCCTGGTAAAGACCCTTGTTCGCGAGGAACGAGGCCTTGCCAGCCAGGCGCCACCGCGGATCGAGGGCCGTTTCCAGGCTGTACAGGTCCGCCGCAGCGAACGTTCCGATTGACGCAGTGGTCACCGTGTTGCCGCTCAACGTCGCAACGACACCGTTGGCGTTGACGCCGGTACCGTCACCCACGGTGAAGGAAGTAGCTTCCTCGCGGTCCTTCGCGTCCTGAAGTAGGGTCGTGATCTCGTTACGAAGCTGACCCCACTCGATGTCGATCTCGATAGAGAACGGCACGAAGCCCTGAACCCGGTTGGTGGATACGACGGGCTGCGTCAGCGTGAATGAGTTGTCACCAACAACAGCGGCCTCGGCGCCACGGGACACCGTGACTCCAGCCGAAGTGACACCCTGCCACTGCTTGCCGACGATCTGTTCCTGGCGTGCGATCTGTCGCAGCGGGTTGACCGTACCGGCGTTCGTCAGAATCACCGTCGGGTCAAGTTGGAACGGAACGGCGTAGCCGCCAGCTGAGTTGCTCGTCGACAACGCACGCTGCTCGTCCTGATCCAGGCCGGCGAGCGAGCAGGCCTTCATGGCCTTGCCGAAAGCCCGCTCATACAGCGGCGAACCCGTCATCAGCAGACGGCGCGCCAGATCGCCGTGCTCGTTGTCCACGTTGTCCAGAAGCTGCGCAACCGACTCTTGCGCCTTCTCGCGCTTCGCAACACCGGGGAACTTGACCGCATCCACGGCGCGCAGCGCGTACTCCTTCACCTTCTCGGCGAAGTCATCGGACGAACGCGCCGAAGTGCGCAGACCGTCAACGTCGAAGATGTCGACGCTCTTGTGGAACGCCGGGGCGCCACGGTCGCTGCCGCGCTCGGTCGTCGCCTTCTCCGCCGCGAGGCCCCGAAGAACCTCGGTGCGCTTC